CGGGTTATCAACAGGGCATGAAGCAAACTCTCTGGCTGAGACCTCGATTTCATCGGCTAAGCACGCGCTTGGCCAGTGGACTCGATTTAACTCGGCGGGACGGCTGACTCTGTCAGCGTCGCTCACTACAACTTGCTTGTTGTTATAATACTGACCGACTAATCTGGTGGTGGTCGGGTCAGTGATCTTCTCATTGATAAGATACGTGGTAACGGCTTGGCTAGATGAACAGCCGAGGACGACGTCCATGGTCTTAGTTGGTAAGACAACTGAGGCGTCGTCGCCGCTACGTCCAATGCTAATAGTGGACTCTTTGGGACCGTCATAGACGATACGATTCCATCCGGGCTTTTCGGGGACGGAATATTGCACACGTTCCAAATCACGTACGTGCATGTCGGCAGGGAGCCAATCGATTTTCCAGTAAGAATACTGTGGAATGAGCCATACCAAAACCCTGTGTGGGCTTTGCGGCCAAGGGCGGGCGTGATGTATTTTATGTATGTAGTATTTGGTGACACCAAAACACGACATAAACCACGCCCACAGGTCTAAGTGAGCCTTGTTCTGTATGAACTCGCCGGCCTTGCACCAGTTCCAAACTTTGTGTTTCCATTCGCCACCACCGCCAACCCGATAGTTGACAGTGTTGTCGGCAATGGTGAAAATGGAATCCCCGTCCCTTCCGCTGACATGGATGGGGTTGAAACCGTGCATTACGGCTGTGTTGCCATTACCAAGGACGTATGACCAGTCCTCGATAAAATGATCAACATCGATCATGACTACGACGCTGCCATCTGGAGGATAAACGGAACTTGCGTTCCGTGACAAATCAGATGGCGCGTAATGCCGATGCTCAACCGTATCAGGCTTAGTGACGCTAGCTGGGGAGATTTCGTGTGATCTAAGCCCATTCGCATCGATAGCGCTATAAATCAGCGCCCTCGCAGCGTCGCGGACTTCCCCGGAGACCTTATGCCCGTTGTCTTGGCTGCGTTCAGGGACGCGGTCTAGGATCGAATTCCCGGGGTACCAGCTGGCGTGGATCTGCTGTTTGGTTGAATCAATGATTGTGCGTTGTAGTTCCATCGTGAGTTTGTCATTAGAAGCCGTGCCGAACGGACCAATTTCCGATAGGGCACGAGTACGTCTGCGCACTTCTCGAATCTTTAAGAAGCCCTTTAAGCCAAAGCTGCTCAGCACCACCAATTTGATAGCTGTCGCGGCTTTGGCACAGAACGTCGATTCCATGGTGTCCTGGACAATTTTCATGCCACAGAGACGTGGTAATTCAGCGAGGGAGCTGAACAAACCAGAATCACTTACGATAATGTAACTCATTTTCAAAATGCTAAAGTAGTTT